TGGATCAGACTTTAAATACAAAGGCCGCGGAGTAATACAACTCACTGGAAGACAGATGGGCAAGTCTTACGTTAATAGTTTGCTTACGAACTACTATAAAATTATGGTGCATACTCCGACAATTAAATGGCAACGGTTGCCCGGACTTAAACTACAAGCCTACACAGATCAAATAGGTCCGCGTGGCTTTGAACGTGGGCTCAATGAAACAGATATGGATCCAATACAAGCATGGAGTACAGAATGTAACTGTGGTACACGTATGAGTTTCAATGTTTGGAAGTTTACTAGCGAAAAACAAATCACGATGTTTTTGATTAAGTGGGCAGAATGACAACACAAGAAAAATTCTTTCGCAAGTTCGACATGCAAGTTTACGCAAGTAATCGTAAACTACGCAGGATTCCTAACATGTGGCAACACACTAACGCATGGAACTACTCTATCAATGATAATGTTATGTTCCAAAAATCATTTCCTATTGAGGAAGTCGAGTGTGTAGAAGTACTGATGCCCAAGGATAGACTAGACAGTATTATAGACTTTATTAATGAAGCTGAAAGGCAAGCTGAAAGAAGTCACGGTGATCGACAACTAATGGCACGATACGAACAAGATAGGACTGTTAGACTCCATAATCCCGCAGTAGAGAAAGCCTATCAAAAGTATGTGATGTTGTTGGAATTAGCACGTAAATGAACTACAGTCCGGAGGTAATGGCCAATATGGGTAAATGGGTAGAAAGTCAAAATGTTATGTTAGAACAGGAAATGATAGAATCCAAAGCCAAAGAGATGCAGACTGAGATTGACAGAGAAGTTCTCTGGGGCATGCTCCAAGGCATGGGATGGCACCGTGTGATGCTTCCAAGATTGATTGATAATTATCATGCTATTGATATTACCTATTGGTTGGAAGAAAACTGTAAACAAGCCTTTGAACGTAATGGCAGAGACTTCTTATTTGAAGATAGCAAAGATGCCAATTGGTTTCGACTACGCTGGGGAACAGTTTGACACAGGAGTATCATTGTGTGCATGTGGACCAAGTTCCTACAAACATCATTGTATGGTTAGTGGAAACATTCGGCCCAGCAGGCACACGATGGTGGCATAGCAACAACAAAATCTATTTCAGAGATGAAAAGGATTGGATGTGGTTTGAATTGAGAACATAATGGCCGTAACACAAGAACGAGAAGAGATGCGAGTTGCAATGCAACTCAAACACGATGGATGGGTAGCTCATATATTTGATGATAAGCGCATATCTGAACTAAAGGAAATGTCTGATTGGTGTAGGCAATCGTTTGGTCCTATGTACTCGCAACTTTACCCTAACGCATGGGCTGGAAAATGGTACGGAGCCCAGTTACCTTTTCAATCAGGCAGTATAGATACCAAGCGGCATGTAGTGTTTATGTTTAGAGACGATAAACTATACTCAATGTTCAAGATCATGTTTAGCGAAAAATGAACACAACCATACTTCCCTTGCCCAACGGAGACTTTACCACAGTAGAGCATATTGAGAAGCATGGCCCATTGACTATTGTAGTTCATAGATTTAGAACGGGCGATGTGGAAGATCCAGACTTGTACGCCGCCCAACCACTTTGGGAATGGCAAGAAAGTGAAATGGGCGAATGGGTAATGGCTAACGCTGTTCAAACTCCTAGTTGGCATAGAAGTGTTGATCCAAGCATTTATGGATATGCTTACTCAATTCAAGCAGAGCTATCTCCCAAAAACTATACCTATTGGTGGCTAAAGTGGGGACACAAACTTGACGCAAAGTCAAATAGATAATATAATAATCTTATATAAATTAAGAAAGGTTTGATATGCATTGGCTGATACCAGTACTCCTAGTTTTATTTGGCCATGTATTTTTGGCAGTCTTTCTTAGCCTTATTTTTATAATGATGGAGTAATTATGGAACCGAGACACTTGTACACTATCAAATGGACACAGCCTTATTCTACAGAACGGGAACGTCCTTATCTTAGACAATTACATGAAGCAATTGAACGTGCTATCGAAGCACAAGTAGCTCGTAACGATTGTCCACAAGCAAAAGAAATTATAGAGAGGATCAAAAATGCAAGTAAGAACTAAAGAAAATTCAGAAGAGTTTGGCAAGTGTGGATGTGGTCGTAGCCCAACAGGCAAGTGCATTGGTTGGCACGGTTTGACTGAAGAAATGTATGCACATCAAAAAATGCTTTGGATGGAAGATCAATTACGCAACGACAACGAAACAAATGATGGCCAATAAAAAAGAAACTAAAATCGAGTTTGCTCCTGGATGTTTTGATAATTTTGACGGCACACAGGAAGAATTAGACGACATGGTAGCTGAAATTCAACGCATGTTTGAAGACGGTGTGCCTCCAGAGCGTATTCGAGAAATCGATATAGATGAACTAATTGAACAAGACCCAGCAGTTGCTGAAAAGATTTTTCAAGCATTTCAAAAAGATAATGAACCCAGGAAACTACAATGAATTGGTTAAAATTAAAATTACGTAATTGGGTAATGAGTGCGCAGGACGAACCTGAACAAATTTATTCAAATTCTAAAGTGAGTCGTGGCCTGAATGCAGTTAGCACACGTGATGTTGGTAGTGATCCTACACTACAGTTTAAGATTTACAATGCCATTGGCGGTAAGGTAGTGGAGTTTAGTCGGTATGATCGTCAAAAAGATCGTCATTTACATGATATCTATATTATTGGCAAAGAAGAGGACTTTGGTGCCAAAATCGCCAAAATCGCCATGTTAGAATGCCTAAAAGACTAATCAATCGTAAATAACTTAACCGGAGAAGTATATGGAATTCATATATGAGTTTATTCCCTACGTATTTGTAGCCATCGCGGCATTTACAATAGGTAAGCATTGGGCTTTGTTCCAATTTAGTCAGAATCTCAGTCAAGATCCTGATCGCATGATAGCTATTCTTAATAAGATTAAAGAAATCAATGCAGAAGTAGAAGATAATGGCATGCCCGAAGATGCGATTCCTTTAAAAATCGAAGAAGTTAACGGACAAGTCTACGCCTACAATCAAATCACAGGCGAATTCTTAGCCCAAGCCCAAAGCATCTATCAAGCCGTATTGTTGGCCATTGCCCGTCATCCTGACAAGAAGTTTTGGCATCCTTGTTTAGAGAAAGATCACCAAACAGCTTGAAATACGATAATGCCTTTGTTATAATAGATACAGCTGATAAATTTCAGCATAATCTATAGAGGAAAAACTAAAATGTTTAAATTAAATAAAATTAACAAAGGCACCAAAACTTACAAATTGTTTAATGCTTTGCAAGAAGGTGAAGTATTAACAGCTAGTCAAGCTGAAAAGCGTTTCGGTATTAAGAATATTAGTGCTGAAGTTAGCCGTATCCGTCAAAGCGGTTATGCAGTTTATACTAACAGCCACAAAGCTGGCAACGGTGTTCAAGTTACAACATACGAAATTGGTATGCCAAGCCGTCGTGTTGTAGCCGCAGGTTACAAAGCATTGTCATTAGGTTTGATCTAATCTAGGATTAGGTTAGCCTAAAAGCCCAGATGCGTCTGGGCTTTTTTTATAATTACATTTATGAAAGATAACTTAACATTATTAGCAAGTATTCCTTTATGGGAAGTCTCTGATGTGAGATTGTTAACTGATAGCGAAAAGTCTTTCATAAATGCATTACCCGAAGAAGATAATCATTCAAACTATCTTTCAAAGAATAAACAGATATTAAATTTTCCAGAGCTTGCCAATTTTAAAACACTAATGCAGTCATATGTAGATTACTACACTAAGACTATATTAAAGATAACAAATAATTTTGTTATTACAGATAGTTGGTCAACCAGAACTCCGCCTAATTGCTTTCATCACGAGCATAGACATCCAAACAGCATTTTTTCAGGTGTATATTATTCTGAGATTGCTGGAGGAATGATAGAGCTGGCAGTTCCGAGACAATTTTCAAAAGATTTTAATTTTGGCTATGACTATAGTGGGTTTGATTCAGTTAATGCATCCCATTGGGCAATACCAACCACACCTGGTACTTTAATAATTTTTCCTAGTTGGGTTAACCATATGGTAAAACCAAACGAAAGCAGTTCAGATAGGCGTGTTATTGCGTTTAACACATTTGTTACTGGTAAGTTAGGAAACGATCAAAGACTTGATAATATAACTATAGGATAATAAATGCCGACATACACTCTTTTTCCTAATATAGGATTTGTTCAACATTCATTCACTGAAAAACAATTAAAACCAATTATAGAAGAAGTTCGACTAATAGAAGAAGATTTTACCAAAGCGATTACGGCACATAATCGATTAGCTGGCAATATAAAAAATGAATTTTTTCTAAGTGACAAATCTAGATTATATCTAGAATACATATTGATGCCGTTAGCTCGCACGATGTTTGAAAATAATCCTCATCCCTCAGTAACAGGCCCTGACAAGATGCCAATGTTATATTTAGAATCAGCTTGGGTTAACTTTCAAAAGAAACACGAATTTAATCCTACACACGGGCATACTGGTGAGTATAGTTTTGTTATATGGATACAAGTTCCATATTTAACAGAAGACGAAGTTAAAGCTGGTCCAGGATATGGTGGCAATCATCCTGTTTCGGGACAATTTACTTTTGATTACTGCGATACCACAGGACAAATTATTAACTATGGTTTAACTGTAGACAAAACATGGGAAAATAAAGCAATTATGTTTCTCAGTAGTCAAAAACACGGAGTTTATCCTTTTTATAGTTCAGATGAATATAGAATTTCAATAAGCGGTAATTTTTTTGTAAAAGAGAATGCACGTGGAAGAAAGTAACGATAAAGATATTCTAGAGTTTATTAACGATTTAGATAATCTGATATTAAAGTATCAAGATATATTTGCCGCACACAATATAAGTGCAATGTTATTAAGTCGTATTACATTATTAATGAGCACCGATCCCGAATGTGGTAAGGGGCTATTGAAATTTGTGTGGGAAAAATTAGACGAGTTAGAACAAAGTAATCCGGGACAATACCTATGACAACATTTACATCGGAAGATAGAGAAAGAGCTGTACCCAAAGAAGGATCCAAGTGGGCAGGATCTAATGTTAGGGAAGAGTTTACAGTACTGGCTGTTTGGAATCCCAACGAAGAAAGTGATCCTTGGATTCGCTATCGTAATCAAAATGATAGTGAGTTTACCTGTAGGCTTGAAGCATTTTTGAGCAGATTTTCTAAATTACCAGAATAAAATTATTGACTAATTTCTGTTTCGAGAGTATAATACTTTTATAGAAACACACAGAAAGTAGTTATGACATTCCCACATAAAGATCCAAAAGATTTATTTGGTGCCGACCTTATACAAGTGTTTGGCCCAAAAGCTAATCGTCGACATATTAGTACACTCTCTATGGCAGAGAAGATGGCTATTATTGATAAAGTTCCAAAGTATGTTGACACAGATGATTTAGGTGATCGTCCTAGCTTCTTTCAAATTACAAATAAGATTCTAACAATCCTACAACAAACACAAGCGTTAGACGGAATTGATCTAGACTGGTGTGAGGATTTGACTACAGGTAAACTGCAACGTCACGTGTCATCTTACACTAAGGTCATGAACTGTTATAAAAACAACAAAGTTCAACGAGGCATTTGGCTACAACACTTGTTGTTAGACATTCTATTCGAATACGATCCTAGCAATGTGCTAACAGGATTGGCACGCCGTTTGAGTGATGGAACGGATAATTTAAATAATGGGCAACATCGCACGGTTGCATCAATTATTTTAGGAGTACGAGAAGTACCTGTTGAGTATATTAATAGCGACTTAGAAAGTGTCGACGTTGACTTGTATGCAACAGACAACTTGAATACATTGAGTTCGAGCGAGTTTGACGACTATCGTATCCGTGTTCGTCGCAATCAAGTACGTAAGGCAGAAAAACGTACAGACTTAATCCAAAAAGACATCGATCGTGAAACAATGCACGATATTCATTTGCGTTATCAAAGTCGATTTGTTGAAAAAGGTAGTGAAACTGTTCTTGCTAAAGAGTGTACAGGCGTAGGTAACATGATCAAGTACTATGATATGTATGGTCCTGAGATTTACGAACGTGCTGTTAGCATTTGTTGTTCAGTGTTTAGCAAAGCAACTTTTGCAACTGCAAACGCATGGGCTATTATGGAGTTTATTGAAACTCAAATAGAAAACGGAACTATGGAAGATCAACAACTTATGGATTGGTTAATTCAGCAGTCAATTCAGCATAAGTATTCAGATCCTAAAATTAACGGGATGCATCTTGCTATTAAACAAGCCTATCGTGATGATCCAAAAACACCTGTAAAAGATCAAGCACCGGAGCACAAGTATCTTGCGGCAGGTATTTACAAGTTATGCAATACTGTGCATCCTGAAATTAACTGGGCAAAAATTAAATGGCAAGGTCAAGATGTATCTACATACCTTACAGCATTTAAAGTAATGCCAGTTAAGAAAAAAACCAAAGCTGAGTTATTTGCGTGACACACGACGAAATCAATCAGTCTATCATTGATAGAGAACTTTTCACAGGAGACGAAGAGTCTACTTATTATACTCTATACGACTATGCTGTAGACAACTATGAAGATCCTTATTTGCTATTTAAAATAGCTATCAAAGGATATTATCAAAAGTTGTACAAATGGACAGATGCCGAGACAGATAAGTTTATAGAAGATAATAAAGATTCTTCTGTCAAATGGACAGACGGAATCCAGGATTACTATTATGATTGGGGCAAAGGTAAGAACAAAATAACAGAAGATTATTTGCATGTTCCTAACTTAGATCATATTGATCCCCATAGTTTAAGTAAAGATAATCGTCCTGATAACTTCCGTATTCGCTGTCGCAGACTAAACGAAAATAGGGGCAATACAAATTCTGATAAAGAACGTAGGGCTACTATTATAGATATGTTTAACGACATGGATATTACAAATCAAACCGATATATTAAAATATTTAGAAGCTATTAAAAAACATTAAATATTCCATGCGAATATTAGTGACTGGCTGTAATGGCTTTATAGGTAAAAACATGATTGGTTGGCTTCAACAAGAAGACGGCTGGCATATTGACGGATATGATTGGCATCCAACTGAACGTCCAGATGTAAGCGGATACGATTGGGTCATACACTTAGGCGCCAAAGCCGATATGTCAGACAACGATGTAGAATCTATCCTTAAACAAAATTTAGATTTTAGCCAATGGTTGTTTAACGAGTGCAACAATAACGGCGTAAACTTGCAGTATGCTAGTTCTAGTAGTGTGTATGGTGACACTAACGATTTTTCTGAACTAGCACCTTGCTATCCACAAACCGCTTATGCGTGGAGCAAATATCTATTTGACCGTTGGGTATTTCAACAACCTATTAACATAAAAGTACAAGGCTTCCGGTATTTTAATGTATACGGACGCTATATGCACTTGCGCGGTAAACGTGCAAACGTCATAGAAAAATGGCGTGAACAAGCCCGCAAAGAAGGCAAAATTACAGTATGGGAAACAGCTGAGCATATTAAGCGTGACTGGACTTGGGTAGGAGATTTGTGCAAACTGCAAATAGACTTTATCAATACAGTACACGGTTCAGGGATATGGAATGTGGGCTCCGGACTAGCCCATAGTTTTTTAGACATTGCCGAGGAGATTGCTGAAATAGAAGGCGTTGAAATTGAGTTTGTACCAGTTCCAGACTCTGAAAAAATACGTATGCGCCACACAACAAAAGCAGATTTAACACACTTAAAAAACACTATCGGAAAACGCAAATGGTTAAATGTATTTGAATATCTAAATCAATAAATACATAATCATGCGTATATTAGAAATAACCCTCCCAATAGAAGAACGTGGTAAAGCCCCACGTAGCTTATGCGTCAGCAAAGTACCCGATCACGACTTAGGTGCTAGTCAATTATCCAGTTGCAAGAGTCAGGGTCTACGTGCTCGTGATGGCGAAAAGAGTCACTTGATCGGACATGGTTCTAGTAAAGTTCGTGTTACTGTTGGCGGTAAAAAGATTAAAGGCAAAAAATATGGCGGGCCGCTTCCCGACTATGGAACAAGGAAAGGTCAATGAAAATTTTAGAAATTATTAAAGAGTCTGTAGACAAAGATGTTATGGACTTACAAAGAGCACTAAAGGCAGCTGGTGCCGATTTAGGAAACTTTGGCCCTAAAAAAGATGGAATCGACGGACGTATGGGGCCATATACAAGACGTGCATCTGAAAAGTTTCCAGATATTGCCTCTAAATATAAATCTGCATTGGATCGACCAAATAGTATAGATGCACAAAAAGTTGATGTTAGTACTATCCAAGACCCGGACTTTAAAAAGAAGCTAGAAAAAGTTGCTAACGCATTAGGTGTTAAGTCAAGTGATTTAATGGCAATTTTTAAACAAGAGTCAGGTGTGAATCCACATATCCAAAATCACACTAGCGGAGCAACTGGACTGATACAGTTTATGCCAGATACTGCAAGACGTCTAGGTACAACAACTGATGAATTAAAAAACATGGATGGTGTTGAACAACTCGATTATGTTTACAAATATTTCAAAATGACTGGAGTAGGTAACGGTACATTGGGTGATTTGTATATGGCTGTATTCATGCCTAAGTATGTTGGTTATGATGATGCAACTATTCTAGGACAACATGGTGCTCCGGGGTTTAGCGGAAAAGTATATAATCAAAACAGAGGACTCGATCGTAATAAAGACGGTAAGATAACAGTTGCGGATGTAAAACAATCAGTGGAACGATTTGCATAAATAAATATCTGCATGAATTTAATAGGATCTTTATTAATTGCCCCTCCAGCCCTCAAAGGAAACTTCTGGTATAAAACTGTAGTAATGATTACAGAGCACCACCATGCAGGCACTATTGGTATAGTTTTAAATAAGCGCAGTAATTTAACTATCGAAGAATTTGGAAATCAAATAGGATTGCCATTACACATACCTGGATACATTTATCAAGGCGGCCCAGTCAATCCTAATAATTTAAGTTTCTTACACAGCAGTGATTGGTCTAGTAAAAACACTATGAGATTATCGGAAGATTTTTGTCTTAGTAGTGATGAAGAAATTTTACCTAGATTAAGTCTTGGAGATTATCCAAAATACTGGAGATTGTTTTTAGGTGTGGCAGGTTGGGCACCTGGCCAATTAACAGGAGAACTTAACGGAACTCCTCCTTGGAAAAGAGAACATAGTTGGTGTACTTGTCAAGCAAATTTAGATTTAATATTCGAATCCGACAATGCTGATCAATGGTGCAATGCTATTGATAAAAGCGGCAAAGAATTTGCCCATAACATATTATTGTAATACTTATTGACATAAGTACAATATGAGCGTATAATATATACTTCATAAGGTTGGGTCTGTAACGCAATCAGAAAGAGGTAAATTAAATGGCAGATACTCTGCTACTTAACGCTGACGGAATGCCAGTTTCGTTTATGCCGTTAAGCACTATAACATGGCAAGAAGCAATTAGGTACATGGTTTTAGATAAAGCCGATGTATTAATTTTTCACGAAAACTGGATTGTACATTCGGCCACATGGGAAACACAAGTGCCTAGTGTGATGATGCTTCGCGATTATATGAAGCCAAAACAAAGTGTCCGCTTTAGTCGAGGCAATGTATACTTACGAGATAACTGTGAATGCCAATACTGTGGTGTTAAAATCGAACGTAAGGATGCAACATTGGATCATGTTTTGCCTGTATCAAAGGGCGGAAAGAGTACATGGGAAAACTGTACTACTGCTTGTGGTCCGTGCAATGCCTCTAAAAGTGATAAGACCAAAGGGTGGAAACCTAAACTCAAACCTTACAAGCCAGACTTCTACGATTTAGTAAATAAAAGAAAGAAGCAAGGCTTCGATAACATAAGGTTTAAAGAATGGTCACAATTCATAGTATAAAACGTTTCCTTTGGAAAATATTAGGGTTTGCCAGTTTAGGCATGGCTTATGTGGGGTTAATTACTCCTGGAATTCCTTATAGTTGTTTTGTAGTGTTTGCGGCTTACTGTTTTGCTAAGGGCAGTCCGAGGATGCATGCGTGGTTATACAATCATAAGATCTTTGGACCTTTTTTAACCAACTGGGGCGAGAAGCGAGTGTTCCCAACTAAGATGAAGTTCTTTATGTTGGCCATGATGAGTTCAAGTCTTTGTATTATGTACTTTACTAATGTACCTGCACGTGGTGTTGTTTACACGGGAATCTTTATGGTATGTGTAGCAGTATGGGCATGGCGCTGGCCGGGTAGTGTAGAAGAACACGATAAACGTATTGCCGAAGGTCGCCGAATAGGTTGGTTTAACAACAGCTTCTAGGTAAATAGTAGCATATAATTAAAGGTGCTACTAATGAAAAAATTACTATTTGTCTTATTGCTTGCTGTCAGCAGTTTAGCAAGCGCATGGGAGCAACGTGCTCCACTACCACCACAAGCATGTCAAGTTCACAGCCCATACGGTTTTGCACAAACAGCACGACCAGCACAACCGATCTGCAGAGAAGCGTATCTTGTAGCATACGATGCCCCTGTTAAGATTCCAGTGTATGTTGCCTACACACTACTACCACAAAATGCATTAGGATGTTTTCCACGTACTAATGCTTTCGTAGCTGATCAATCAGTTCCAGGCGGCGCTACACCTAACGACTATGCAGGCACAGGCTACGACAAAGGACATGCCGCACCAGACGGCGACCTAAGCTGGACACAGCAAGTTGAATACGAATCATTCCTGATGACCAACATGTATCCGCAAGCAGGATCATTAAATCGCGGCATTTGGAAACTGTTAGAAACTAGTGTGCGTGGTTGGGCGGTACAGACTAATCAAAGCTATACAATCTTTGTTGGCGCATTTTACGGTCAAGGTGACAAAACAATTGGTAACGGTGTACTAGTTCCACACGGCTACTACAAGATTGTTATTAACAACAATACTAAACAAGTTGCTGGTTGGGCATTTCCACACATTGCACCATATCCTAATTTGGGTAATGATTTGACTCAATTCCGCAAACCGCTTGCACAAATACAACAAGAAGCAGGAGTTAAGTATGCACTTCCTCCGGGCTTTGTAGAATTACAACCAGGGCAAGAATGGCCCGTAGACTTTGGAGCACTAACAAATGCAAAACGAGCCAAGTGCAAATCAGCCGACTGATCCAGATAAATATCCAGTATACCCAGAAGATGATGGAACAGACCGTCCGAGAAATCCTTATAGCCCTGTGTAAAGACATTTATCAGGGTCTAGCAAGATTTGGGTGTGGGCTAGCAGGAATACCATATGAAAGCGAATGAATTTATTAATGAAGATTGGAACAAGGTTAATCATCACGATAAGACTAACGGGCTCAGTCAAAAAGCTGTTAATGCTTATCGTCATGAACATCCAGGTAGTAAACTTCAAACAGCAGTTACTACTAAACCTAGCAAGTTAAAGAAAGGTAGTAAGGCAGCCAAACGTCGTAAGAGTTTCTGCGCTCGTATGAGTGGTAATAAAGGCCCTATGAAAAAGCCTAATGGCAAGCCTACACCTAAAGCCCTAGCACTACGTCGTTGGAACTGTGAAAGCATTGAAGATATGGCCAAGATGATTATCGAAGGCGAACAGATGATTGCTGAGATCAAGAAAGGCAGTAAAGATTCAAACGGCTTTACCAAGTGCTGGCCAGGCAAACATGCCGAAGGCACTAAGAAAGGCAAGAATGGCGGTCGTGTACGTAACTGTGTTCCTAACGAAAGTGTTGTACAAGAAAAGTGGACACAGAAATATAAGAATTCAATTAACTGTAGCAATCCAAAAGGCTTCAGTCAAAAAGCTCATTGCGCAGGCAAGAAAAAATGAGACTAAAAGAGTTTGATCGTAGTCACGATACTCCAGACAGTAGTATATCAATGGATCCTCATCGTGGTGACTACGAACTACGCAACTATCACAAACTGGACAAGTACTTGTCAGAGCTTTGTGACCTAGTAGAAAAAGGACAGCGTAGTGGCAAAGACTTTGGTATGGTAGCTGCCGGTATATTACCACTCAAAGGCGACTACATGGCACGTCTTAATCGTCCAGGCAAAAACGGACGCATACATGCAGAACATGCTGTAATAGAAGACTTTATTAAGAAGTACGGTAGTATTCCACAAGGTAGTGTTATCATTACAACATTAAGTCCGTGTAATACTCCTATGGACGAACGCGATGGCCCTAGCTGTGCTGATTTATTAAATGAGCATGGTATACAGAAAGTCTATTGTGGATACATTGATCCAACACAGCATGATGGTGCTGAAGATGATCGTGAATATAATCTAGTAGAAACACAAGACAAAAAACTACGCAGTCGTTGTGAAGCGTTTGCTGATACGTTTTTAGACAAAGTGCATGAGAACTTTGCTGACGGACGTAATCCACAAGACAAAGGTGATAGTGCAAGGTATAGCATACCAAAACATGCTAGCATCAGTACGCTACGCAAAATAGCGCATCAAGGAGGCCGTAAAGGTCAGCTAGCCCATTGGATGGCTAACATGAAATCAGGACATAAAAAATGAAAAAACT